AAATTACGGTTGTAGTATTCTCATGATAATCTTTATTATCTCTAATATATTTGTAAATTTTATGCTCTCCTTCTCCTGGAATATTACTACTTGAAATTATTGTTTTTAAATTGGGAAATTTTTTGTCAAAATATTCTTCAACATATTTACTTAGACTTTTCATAAATTCGCTACCAGGTGTAATAGCTGTAGTATCCCACATTTCTTTTTTATCACTCTGAACTTTTTCTAAAAAATCATTTGTATACCATGTCTTGTATCTCCTATTTCTTTGTTGTTCTAGTTTAGCTACTGGAGAAACACCATCAAAAGCAATAAGAATATTTTTTTTTGGATTAATAGTATTTACATATACTAATAATTTATCACATACCCATTTTTTTACCTCATTTTCATAATTTTTATTTTTTGAATCATAATTAATAGATTTTATTGCATCATAAATTATAGAATTACTATCAATATAAAGATTATCAACTTTTGTCTGGTTTGAAACAAATTGTTTTATAATATTTGGATAATTCTTTACAATATGAACAAAATAACTAGGGATTCCCATTATTATTTATTTTTATTTTGATTTTATATTATTAAATTATCAATTTTTTTAATATAAAAATTAGTATAGATTTATTTTACTAATATAAATTTATATATATATGAATAACCTTAAAACTAGTAATAATAAAATAGATAGATTAAAAAATATTATCAATAAAACGATTTTATCATGTCAAAAGTATAAATTATATGATATTCTTGGTGCAAATGAAGTAAATATTTGTATTACTACACTTGATTTACTTTTTAATGATATAAAAAATGAAAATACAATTGATAACGATGTAATTGAAAAAATCTATAATGAATTATTATTAATTGTTAAAAATTTTGGAACAGATAGTTTAGGAGATTTAGTGTATTTATTATTTGGCGAAGATGATTATCCAAATTATGTAAATCAAAAAAATTTATTAGATAAATATACTTTATTATTAGATAAAGCTCATCCTATAAATTATAAAATTTTGGATTGGAAGCCTGATTCAGCTCCTACATCTAAAAAACCTATTATTAAAAATAAAATTGTTGAAGACCATATGATATGCGAATTTGGACAACCACTCGATTGTTTTGATTTGGCTAGGACTAGTAAGTCTTTTCAAACAAAGGTTTATGGAATTAAACTTTGTTTACATGATTATAAAAACAGAAAAACCTATCTTGTTGCTTGTTGTGTTGATGATCAGTTAACTTCATCTATTGATTACAAATATATTAACTACAAATTAAAAATTTTAAATACCTTTAAACCAAAAGATATTGAATATAAAGATGAACACTGGAATAGGTATATCAGTTCGCTTACTATAAAAGAATTACTTGTATATTCAGAAAGTGAAATTACACAGAGATTTAATAGTATTCTTAACCAAATAATTCTTATTAAACAAAAAACTATTTCCCAGGTTGTTAAAGAATTTATAAATAATGAGTTATATTCTCAAAGAACTACACTTATTAATTTACTTATTAAAGGAGACGAGGAAGATATTCAATATTTAGCCTATCTATTATATGATTTATTATCTAATGAAAATAATGGTAGTGTAGATACATTAGAACAAACATTACTATATGATAGTTTACCATGGAATATAAAAAAGTTCTTTAAGGTTGCGATGAAACAAACGATTGATTATACTAATAGTCTATCTAATTTTGATAATGATAAAATTCCACTTGAACAACAAATTTGTTTACTTAAAGCTAGTGATTACGTTAAAGAAAAGGCAATTCTTAAATTAAAGGAAATAAAAGCAAAATCTGAAGATACTGGTTCTAAAGCTAGACAATATCTTGATGGTTTACTAAAAATCCCTTTTTCTATAATCAGAGAAGAGCCTATTTTAACTATTGTTGATACTAATCAAAAAATATTTAACCATCTAGTTAATCAAATTAAAAATAATGAGGAATTTAAATTAGGTTGTGAAATACCATATAAAGTAAAATACACAAATAGAGAAATTTTGAAAAATATTGAATATATAAAATCTAATTATATTCCAAACTTAAATGTTATCTCATCTAAAAATTTAGAAATTAATTTAAAAAAAATTAAAAAGGATGACATTATATCTATTGTTTCTCTCATCAACACATTAATTAAAACTTACAAAATTAAATATAATAAAATTTCATACAGCAATAAAAAGGTATCTCTTATTCAAAACGAAATTATATCCTTTATCAATAATCATATAGATAATTTTAATATTGTTAATGAAGTTGTTAAAAGTGTTGATAAACTTATTTCTAGTAATGAATCTGACCAATTTATTAAAAAAATTTCTAAAGATATTTATGACCTTGATAAAAATATTATTCAAGTTAACCAATATATGACTGACACTACAAATGCTCTTAATAATGCGGTTCATGGACATGAAAAAGCAAAACGTCAAGTAGAGAGAATAGTAGGTCAATGGATAAATGGTGAAAAAGCTGGTTACTGTTTTGGATTTGAAGGTCCACCTGGAGTCGGTAAATGTTTAGCAAAAGATACACCTATTATGCTATCAAATGGCAAAATAAAAATGGTTCAAGATATAACTTTGGAGGATAAATTAATGGGAGATGATAGTATGCCACGAAATGTATTAGCATTAGGGACCGGAATAGAAAAAATGTATAAAATAGAGCAAGTAAAAGGAGATGATTATATAGTAAATGAAAGTCATATATTAAGTCTTAAATTGACTAGAACTGGTAAAAAAAGCGGTGAACCTCAAATGATATTAGGTAGAAGATATTATATAAATGATGTAGTTGATATTTGTATCAAAGACTATTTAAGTTTACCAAAATATTTACAACAATGTTTAAAAGGATATAAAGTCTGTCTTGATTTTGATGAAAAAGAGTTAGATTTGGAGCCATATGTATTAGGGTATTGGTTAGGCAGCGACTATTTAAAGAAAGATAAATCAGGATATCTTAAAAAATTAAATGTAATTGATAATAAACATATTCCAGAAATATATAAATGTAATTCAAGAGAGAATAGATTACAATTATTAGCAGGATTAGTTGATAGTTGTGGATACTATAATAAAATAAATAATAAATTAGAAATAAATCAAATAAATCAAATAAATCAAATAAATGAGAATTTAACAAATGATATCTTATTTGTAGGGCGTTCATTAGGATTGACTGCAAAAATAAAGAAAGAGTATAAAACTAAAAATGAAAAAATAATTATAAGTGGTCCAGGACTAGAACAGATACCAGTATTATTAAAAGAAAATAAACCAAATATAACTAACCAAAAAGATAATAAAGATGGACTTAATACAGGAATAAAGATAGTTCCTTTAAGTGAAGATAAATATTATGGATTTCAAATAGATGGTAATTCAAGATTTTTATTAGGTGATTTTACAGTTACCCATAATACTAGTCTTGCAAAAAGAGGTCTAGCCAAATGCTTAAAAGATGAGAATGGCGTAGATAGACCTTTTGCATTTATAGCAATAGGAGGTTCTGCAAATGGTAGTACAATAGAAGGACATAATTATACATATGTAGGTTCAACATGGGGTAGAATTGTTGATATTTTAATAGAATCTAAGTGCATGAATCCTATTATTTTTATAGATGAGTTGGACAAAATAAGTAAAACAGAACATGGAAAAGAGATAATTGGTATATTAACACATTTAATTGACCCTACACAAAATGATACTTTTCAAGATAAATATTTCAGTGGTATAGATTTAGATTTATCCAAGGCTCTATTTATATTTTCTTATAATGATGTTGATAATATTGACAGGATTTTATTAGACAGAATTCATAGAATTAAATTTCAACATTTAGCTTTGGAAGAAAAATTAGTTATTACAAATAACTATATTTTACCAGAAATTTTTAAAAAAATGGGTCTTGATAATATTATATCTTTTAGTAATGAAATAATTGAATATATTATTAAGACATATACTAGAGAACCAGGAGTAAGAAAATTAAAAGAAATTCTTTTTGAGATTATTGGAGAGATTAATCTTCAAGAACTTTCTAATCAGGAAAAAGATGTTTCTTATCCTATAGAAATAACTATTGAAGATTTAAAATATAAATATTTAAAAGATAGACCTGAACATCGTATAAAAGAAATATTTAATGAACATAAAATAGGTGTTGTAAGTGGTCTTTGGGCTAATAACTATGGACAAGGAGGATTATTGCCGATTGAAGCAAAATTTTTACCAAGTGCTACATTCTTAGACCTTAAATTAACTGGTATGCAAGGTGATGTAATGAAAGAAAGTATGAATGTTTCAAGAACTGTTGCATGGAATCTTCTTACATACGATGAACAAAAATCACTTCAAGAGAGATTTGAAAAAAACAAATCCCTTGGAATTCATATTCATGTACCAGAAGGTTCTACACCAAAGGATGGTCCATCTGGAGGTGCTGCAATTACAACAGTTATATACAGTCTTTTATCTGGTAGAAAAATTAATAGAAATTTTGCGATGACTGGTGAAATATGTCTGCAAGGAAGAATTACAGCAATTGGAGGGTTAGATTTAAAAATATTGGGAGGACTAGAGTCTGGAATTACTCATTTTATTTATCCAAAAGATAATGATAAAGATTTTAAAGAATTTGAAGAAAATCTAAAAAATAAGTCACTTTTAAATAATATTAAGTTTACGATGGTTAGTACAATTAGTGAAGTTTTTGAAATTATTTTTGTAGACTAATATGTAAATATAAAATATGTTAGATATGTTACCTATTGAATTATTATATATTATTTTTAGTAAATTGCATAACTATGAAATTACTTCTCTCTTAGATGTTTGTAAAACATTTAGAAAAACTATAAAAACTAATTTTTTTCTATCTTACTTATTAACTAGATATCATCCAATGGTATTTAATAGTAAAGACCGATACTGTGATATCTGCAATATTCATATTTATAGAATTAATGATAAAAATAAACGTATAATTCAATGTAATCACTAGTTATAAAGTAGTTAAAACAACTTTATAACTAATTATAACTAATTATAACTAATTATAACTAATTATAACTAATTATAACTAATTATAACTAATTATAACTAATTATATTTAGTTAATCTATATTCTATAATTATTTAATCTAAAATTATTTATTTTACTATAATATATGGGTAACTTAACTACTATTCGTAATTTATTTAATATAATTGGCTCTTTATATCCTATTTTTATTATTTCATTTTTATTATTAGCATCTATTTTCAATTTAAAATTAACTGGTATAGTTTATTTGGGTGGCATTGTAGCAACAGTATTTATATGTTATTTGGTTGCACAAACTGGCATTGTAGAAGAAAGACCAACAACTGCTCCTGTTAGTTGTGATTTTTTAAACATAATGAGTCATGATTATAAAGGACCAAGCACTCAAGCGGCCATTAGTTGGTTTACATTTATATATTTATTATGGCCTATGATACCGCCGGCTCATGAAGGTGGTATGTTAAATCCTTTAATTTTTACATTTACATTACTATTTGCATTTATCAATTCTGTATTCCAATATGTTCATAGTTGTGCTAATACTACAGGAATTATTTTAGGTATTGTTATAGGTTTATTAATGGGAACATTATGGTTTTTCTTATGGTGGGGAACAAACCATCATGATTTGCTTTTTTATAATGAATTAGTTTCTAATAATGCTATTTGTAAACGTCCTTCTAAACAAACATTTCAGTGTGAAGTTTGGAAAGGTGGAGAATTAATTTCTTCATCAACTGTTTAATTACAGTACTTAACTAAATATTTTAATTTTTGGTTAGCTTCTTTTAAATATAGTTGTCTTTTATTAGATCTTAGAAATGCATTTACCTCAAAATTACCATATTTAGTCAAATATATTCTATTAAATTCCATAATAATATTTGGTAATATACCTTTCTTATATTTAGAAATTACAAATTCTTTTTCTACTACATCTTTTCCTGTATGGATATTTACTAAATTATGAAATTGTCTTAGAAATTCTATCATATCTGCTTTTGTATTTATTAAATTTAATTTTGCTTTATTAAGATTTTGTATAGCATGATTAGAACATATAGGACATGGTAAATTATGACATGTCATTTTTATAAAACTAATTAACTCATTTTTTACATTTGGAAAATGTTCATTATTAATTTTTTCAGCTAAAGTATGGAATAAAATCCATGTAATATTACCCCATTCTTTTTGTGACATTATTTAATTAATCTATATATATTTTTTTCCTTATTTTTGCAAATATAAACACATATTTAAATTTATATTTAAATATATATTTACTTTATTTAAAGATTTAAACATATATTTAATGTAATGTCAAATATAATTTCAGATGAGGTTAGTAACCAGTTTTTTAATATTTTAAATCAAGAATTATCTGAAAATAATACTTTAAATAGTAATAGTTTAAATGATAAATGTTTAATTAGCCAAGAACCATTATATAATAATTATATTAGACTAGAATGTGGTCATAAATTTAATTATTTAGCATTATATGATGAAATTGTTAAACAAAAAACAGTTTACAATAGATTAGAAGTTACAAATTTAAAAGTAAATGAAATAAAATGTCCTTATTGTCGTTCTATTACTAAAAAATTATTGCCTTATATTAATTATGAAAATGTAAAACAGATTAAGGGAGTTAATTGTCCAAAAAAATATTCTATCAAAATAGCTTCATGTCAATGGATTTACAAAAATGGCAAAAACAAAGGTTGTTTATGTAATGAAAGCGCATTTAGCAGCGAATATGGAATTCTTTGTAATAAACATTATAACAAAGTAAATATAGCAAATAAAGAAAGTGAAAACACAAATATTATGCCAGATAATATTTATAATGAAATTTGTAAAAAATATAAAATATCTCAATTAAAAGAAATTTTAAAAACGATTTATTTAAAAACATCTGGTAATAAAAAAGAATTAATCTATAGACTTATTGAAAATAAGTATCAATTTAACAATTAATAATAATATATTAAACAATTAATAATAATATATTAAACAATTAATAATAATATATTAAATATTTATTATTAT